CATTGGGGTAGCATCACCAACTGCGGCAGCACCAGCAGAGCCAGCGGCAGCACCAGCAGAGCCAGCGGCAGCACCAGCGGCAGCAAAGCCAGCAGCACCTGTGCCAAACTTTGGTGGTGGACAACAGACAGTAACGCCAACGTTCAAACAACCTGCAGCAGCAGCGCCAAAACCAGCAGCACCTGTGCCAAACTTTGGTGCAGGACCTACAGGATATAGTAGTCAAACAATAAGCATGAAACCTAAGGCCACAGCAGAGTCACGTCTTGCGGCACAACTGGCAGAAGAATTTAAAAGATTTAAACAGAGATAAGAAATGAGATTACTAGAAGGCGGTAACGCAATACCAACATCAATTCCGGTTGCTAAAAATGATGTAGCAGACATTGTTTCAGCAGCTAAAAAATCTTTACCTTCTGAACTAATCAAACGCATACAAACTGACATTGGCAGTGCAGGCTACAAGGTTGAGTCAGGTGATATTGATCTCATGGTTGAAGCAGAAGATGTTGTTGCGCTATTTCAAACACAAGATGAAAAGAATCCTGTGCTGGCTGCAAAGAAAGCATTGGAAGCCTTTTTTCGCGGCAAAGGTATTGAAGCCAAGACCAACGGTAATAATGTAAGCATTGGCATTCCTTATAAGAATGCAGTAGCACAAGTTGACGTTATGGTTATTCATGATGCGGCTATTGTTGCTCCTTACCATCAGCATGGTCCACGTGGCAGTTATGCAGATCCTGACTTCAAAGGACAGCCAATCTTTATTCTAATGAACAGCATTGGTAAAGCACTAGGCTACAAGTTCGATGCGTTTGGGGCCAAACTCATGCGCCGAGATGACAACACAGTTGTTGCCCGTGACCGTGACAGTGTTGCCAAGGCTTTGCTGAATCCCAAAGCCGCAGGCGAAGACCTTAACAGTGTTAAAAGTATTTTGCGAGCATTAGAAAATGATCCAATGAAGGATGCTAAACTAGCACAAGCAAGAGAAGACGAAGCCAAAGGGTTAATCACATTACCAAAGAAAATTGAAGAAGGAACTGCAAACTGGTTCCGACAAATGCAGAGCATATTGGTAAAATGAAAATAAATGAAATCATACTCGAAGGCGGATGGGATACCACAGTCACGCAAGGAACTGTAATCAAACCTGCGGTGGTTAAAACTGCACTGGGCGTAGTACAACAGTTTGTCACAGACTTCAATCGTTATCTAGCAGCGCACAACCAAGGCCCTGTTGAAATGGGTCGTCCTACAGGTAGCAGTGCCTATCATGAAAAAGACCAAGAGCAAGACCCAGACAAGGTGTACGGTGACATTGACCTACAAATGATTGCACCACCAGTGGAAGGCTTGACCTATGGACAGTTTACCAGTCACTGGAACAAGCTGGCAGACGAGTTTGTGCGAACACAAACGCCGCACTATGTACACAACACAGAAAGCAAACCAGGGCATCCTATTTTCCAAATTGGCGCCAATGCCTATGTGCAAGTGGATTTCATGTGGCACGAAGAACGTCTGCGTGACTGGGGCGCTACTCGTGTTACTCCCGAACATGGAGTGAAAGGTCTGCTCACAGGCAACATGTACAGTGTGTTTGGTGAACTCATGGACATGAGCATACAGCATGCAGGCGTACAACTTAAAATGGTTGACGGTGAGCGTGTGCCGTTTAGTAAACAAAAAGATGTTGAGGTGGTTACAGTAACCACAGATCCAATCAAGTTTATGTTGGACACATTCAAGTACATAGCACAACACCAAGGCATCAACAAGCCACAGATTCATCCCTTGCTCAAACAGTTCTCCGGCAATGATATCAATGATGTACGCATTGAGAAATTGGTAAACGGAGTAAAAGGATTTGCACTCAGCGCAGAAGCCAATGACATGTTTGGTCGCGGTGACCTAGCAAAATTCAGCTCGGCTGCAGATTACTTAAATACATTTTGGAACAGATATAAAGAAAAGGCCATGATTGACGTAGCAGGCAAAAAGCGTGACAAAGCGCAAACACCTGATGCAATTGCTCGTGCAGAAAACGACCGCAATAAAATACTACAAGGTCTAGACATGGTTAAGGGATATTTTTAAATGAAAATTAATGAACTATTAACTGAATCAATTCGTTTGCGTGAGTTTGTGGAAAGCACAGAACTGATTGACATGCTAACACAAGCAGTGGAGAACACTGAAACTAATGACCCTGTGCATCAACAGGCCATGCAGTTGGTTGACCAATTGCTAGCAGCAGTGAAACAACCTGCACCTGCAAAGCCCGCAGCAGCACCTGCACCTGTACCAGTACAACAAGCACCAGTACAACAAGCACCAACTCCTTCTCCTTTTGAAAAGCCAGGTGTTGCTACACCAGTGGCAGAAGCTAGAGCATTGTCTGGTGTTGAAAAAATCAAACTAGATGCTATTAAAAAATTACAAAACGATCCAAGACTAGAGCAGTTATTATCAGATCCTGCCAATGCACGATTAATTATTAGCTTGCACGAAAAATCAATTGAACAGGGAAAAGACATCCAACATCGGTTGTATCTGGAGTGGAATGATGCTCTTGAGGAGCAGGCCAATAAGTTAGCCAGCAAGGTGTATAACAATGCTTCGGTGATCCACGGTGCAATTGAAACCAATATAGCCAGAGACAATGCAGGATCTGCATTGGATTTAAGTGAAGCAAAAGGTAAGAAAAAAGAAGAGACCGGCGAAGTAATCAAAAATAAAATTGTTGATATTTTAAAAACAATGTTTGATAGACCAGTTAAGACTGAACGTGACCGTGTGGCTGTGGAAGCAATGAAACAGAGCATCAAAGAGTTCATGACCAAATGTCAAACTGGTGTAATTGATTTTCATCGTGTGTTAGCAAACAAAGATCCTAATGCCAAGATCGATGATTTTGTACAAGGCACTGATCAAAAGATTTATTACATTATTCGTAACGAAGCATTTGAAGCAAAGCCGGGTGTGACTGGTGGAGCCTGGGGACCAGGAGAGATTGGACTTGCTTTGTTAAGCAATCCAGTCACCAAGGGTAGCAGTGGCGGCGACCTGCGTGTGCAGACCGAAGCCGGACTGATTGAAATTGAATTAAAAGGCATGAAAGAAGCCAAGTCTGGTGGCCGATTCAACAGCGATAAAGGTATTGTAAAAGCATCGCAAGCTGCAAAAGCATTTAGACCAGTGGCAAATCAATTGGTTAGTGAACTGGCACAAATCATAAACAACGGAAAAGCAGTTAAGAATATTGACGCTGAAACTAAAAAGTTGTTTACCTATGTTAGTAATCAGAAAACTGGTAAAACAAAAATCAAAGCAATTGAAACCTTTGACTATGAAGCCATTACCAAAGTCTGGAATCCGCAGTTGATTATACCTGCAAGCACAATTGATCCAGTTGCCACCAAGGAGTCAGTACGAACATTCCTTAGAGCCATGATGGATATAGTTGTGTTATCAGCTGGCAAAAACTACGCTGAGCCTCATATCAGAGCATTGGTCAAGGATCCTGCAATATTTGAAAAAGTTGCAGGGACCAAAGGTGCGTTCCAACTAAATTGGTTGGCACTACAAGCAGGTATATGCAGAATATTGTATGCAGTGTATTCAGGACTCGATGACAAAGGTGTTATTATGTATTTTAACACTGTAACCAGTAACTATTATGTGGTTAAAGGCCCTGAAGATGTGCAGGAAAAAATCTTAGCTGGTCTACTAAAAACTGGTAATGCAATATTGGACTTCAAAGCAGGTCAAGTGCCAGCAAGTCCTCAGGTGGGTATAGCTTAATGAAGATCCGTGAAATCATCACTGAAAGCCGCAGGTTAACAGAAGGCGCACACATTGTGCATCCGGAAGACCTAATATTCACTGATGGCACCGCAGGCGCCAAGCGAGCCATTGACGCATTGAGTCAAATGGTGCAAGGACAAGAGCTTACCACTATCAAGTGGGACGGATTTCCTGCATTGGTATTTGGTCGCAATGTAGATGGTAAACTTGTGGTTGCTGACAAACACATGTTTGACAAGAAGTCAGGCGAAGGACGTGTGACCAGTCCGCAGGCATTCCAGCAGTATGACGTTAACCGTGGTGCTGACCGTGCAGACTTATATGGTAAAGTTGGAATGTTATGGCCAGCACTGGAAAAGATTATTCCTCAGAACTTTCGTGGATACTACATGGGTGACCTGTTGTATGCAGGCCGATTGCAACCAGACAACGGAGTGTACACCTTTAAACCCAACACAGTCACATACAAAGTAAAAGCCAACAGTGCCACAGGTAAAAAAATTGCCAACAGCATTGGTGGCATTGCAGTACACACTTTCTTTAAAGACATTGGCGAACCAGATCAGCCCCTAGAAGGACTTGGTGGCTTGCCCAGCAGTGGACCAATTTGGTTTGTTACAGGCGAGATGCCTGTGCCTAAGGTAGCAATGGATAAAAGCGCAGCAACCGCAGCGCAGTCAGCGTTGAGCAAACATGGTGCCGCAGTAGATGATTTTATTGCACAGTTGACCAGCATGAAAGCCAAAGGGCTGTTGGGCAACATCAGCACATATATTACCAGTAGAATCAGTGGTGGCAGTTTTGAAAACATGCTGGAAGGATTTTATCAGTACCTGCCCAG